GCGCGCTATCACGTTGAACTGCGAATCGACTGACCGCGTACCAAGATTCCATGTCACCAGCTTCACCGGATCGCGCGGCGCGTCCTCCTTTCTTTCCGCCATATAAAAGGCCCGCCACGCCTTGAAGTACGCGGGGAAATCCCCTTCGCGTAGCTTGCCTTCTTTTTCTTCGGCGCTCTGACGTAGCAGCTTGTCTAGGACGTTGCGCGCCGCCAACTCGTCGCCTGGGCCGGTTGGAACTAGCTTATGCCACTGCGTCAACTTACCCGCTTCATTCACGAACGGCGCCGGAGCAAAATAGCGCAGCCAGCCATCTTGTTCGTAGATTCTCGTTCCGATCAGACCAGGGCGGGTCTTGCGACGCTTCATGATATTTTCCTCGGCTGCTTCATCTCGATCACCACGGCACGCGGAGGCGTGACGGTTTCGGGTGCCACTCCCAATCGCTTTGCCAAAATTGCCTCATAGCTCGATGCTGTCAAAATCGGTCCCTCGCTGTCGCATGGAACCCTCACCTTCAAAAATCGTAAGAACCACGCCGCCTGACTTTTCGGACGATGCAGATGCGTGATCTTAAACAGATCCTCACGACTCAGGCGCATGAAAAACTTACTCATTAAATTATACGCGATAAAACAACGTGTTACAAGGTATTCGCCCGATTTATTTGCCACCCTTCCTGAGAAAATCCGGAATCGGGATCGCGGTGCGCTCCTCATGCTGCAATAGCGCGATGCGGCTGACTTCAAGGATGTTGCGCAACGCGACATGCAACGCGTCGACTTGATTGTCCAGGTCGCGCGCGGCCTCGTGCGCGTCAGTAGCCTTGGTGTTCCTGCAAATCACGTAATCGTCCGGTCCCATTACTGCCTCCATGTGATGCGGGCCTTCCACCCGCTCGGCACACTCCATGCGCGTGGGCGGGAGGACGCCCCGCTCATCACCAGTGCTCGGTGGCCGCTCGGTCGGCGTCCGGTTCATGCGCGCCCTCCGCGCTCGTGCTCTGCCGCTTGCTCAGGCCCGCCCCATGTCGGACGCTGGCCGGTTTCCTCGAACAGAATCTCCCCGACTATCGCGCGCCCCAAGTCCATGAAAATCTCGAGGACGCCCGGCTGATCCGCCGCGGTCGATTTGATGGAGGCGAGCCACAGCGCGCCCTCCATCGTCCCAGGCATCGCGTAATAGGCATTCACGTTCTCGCCCTCGCGCCGGATCGCCAAGCGTCCGACCTGGACCTGGCCGTCTGCGCTCATGCCTTCTTGCTCACGACAAAGTTGAACACGCCCTCGTTGATGCTGAAACTCACCAGATCGTTGCCGGTGTCGTCCATTTCCTTCATCGGGATGTTGACCTTGCCATCCTTCGCGAGCCGCTTGAGCAGGACGACAAGGAGCTGATCCTTGAAGTCGTCGAGCACGTCCGCGTGCAACCCGGCGCCAGCGGCGCGCGCCAAATCAATTCCCTTGCCCATAGCCCTATCTCCTACAGGATGAGTCGAAGCGGGATCGCCTCGACGGCCGCGCTCGGGACGCGGCACTGTTTCAGCTCAGCGTCGAACCTGGCGCAATCCTCGTCCGCGCCCACGGCAACGCGTGTGATGTACGCGTGCACCTTGATGCCGGTGTCAGTTTCGCCTTCCCATACCCGCGCCGGCACGCGCGCGCCGCCCGCTAACTCCAGCTCAACAATTTTCGTGGTGCTCTCGATTGCGATCTTCACCTTTCGCTCCTTTTCTTCGGCAGCATCGCCGCCGCGTCCATGTTCTTCATCCATGCCTGAACCTCGGGATCGCGCAGCAGCGCGTCAAGCTCGATCCGGTCGAACGGGTGGCCGTCGTCCGAGAGCAGCTCATCGACATGCACCGCGATTGAGCCGAGCTTGCACAGCAGCGACATGCTCGGGCGAGCGAAGGGCATGCGCGCAGCTTCGTCTATTTCGGTCATCGCTTGCTCTCCAGTGCCGCGCGGCTCTTGCTGATCCACTCGGAGTAGAGCGTATCAAGCGTGTCGCCTTGCGCGGTGCAAAATGAGGACATCATGTGCGGGTCATTCGCGCAGGAGCGGATCGCGTCATCGTATTTGATGGCGGCGCGCGCGGCCTCGCGAAGCAGCCGCAGCTCATCCAGCAGCTTGTTGATATCGGTCATGCGAGCGCCTCCTGCGCCTGCGCCCAGGCCGCGTTAAGTTCGGACATCGCCGAGTGTGAGCCGTTGGGCTTGTCCGGGTGCTTTGCGGAGGCGAGGCGCTTGTATTGGGCGCGGGCATCCTCCAGGTCGATCTTGCCAGCCGGGAGTTCGAGCACCGCCCGCCAATTCGCGGCTGCCGGCGCGGGCAGCGCACGGAACCCGGTGAAGGTGGCGCGAACGATCGACAGCCCGCCGTGGCGCAACTCGGTGCGCCGCGCCTCGATCACGTGATGGATCGCCTGCAGGTTCGCCTCGACTTTCGCATAGCGGTCAACCGGGATGCAGACCTGCAACGTGTCCCAGGTGAACCACACCGCGACGCCAGGATCCTCCGGACGCTGCTGGCCGAGCGTCACGTTCGAGCTGATCACGAGCGACTCGATCTTCTTGCCGCTGTCGCGGCTGAACGAGGCGATGCTGTGCTCGACGTTGTGCAACGCGGCAGCAAGGCTGGTCTTGAACTGGCCCTCGATGCGCTGCTTCGCGCGCGGGAACACGTTCGGCCAGGTGAGCGGGTAGGCGGGGATCATGGCGCGGCCCTCAAATCGTCGCGCACCCAATCGGCGAACGACTTACCCTCCGGGCAGCGGCCCTTGATCAAGTGCTCCTCGTGAAACTCCGCGATGGATTTCAAGCTGCGCGGCGTGCAGTCCGGGCAAACCGCCTTCGACTGAAACAGGAGCCCGCCGCTCTCCGTGCGCTCAGTCCAGTCCTCGCCGCAAAAGTCGCAGAACACGAGCTGGCCCGGATGTGTCACATAGCGCACAAAGCCGTCCTCGCCGTCCTCGCGCGTCACCTTCATTTCGTCTATCGTGTGCTTCATGGTCGCCCCGTTTATAGGCCGGCTGCCGGGCTGGTCGCCGGATGTTGACTTGATCGTTTCCAGAACATCGGCTCATCGCCGCGCATGAGCATCAGATGAGCAATAACGTCGTCGGTCGGACACATCGCGCCGGCCCAACTGCCTTCGTAGTACGCGATCGGGTGCATGCAAAGCGCGCACATGATCCTGGTTTCCTCGCCAATCGCACGGATCGCCACGGTCGGTTTGAGGCGCCGGAACACGTAGCTGACGCCGCTGCGCGGGCTGCTCTCAATGAACATCCCCGTCAGCATGTACTGCTTGAATTGGCGGTGACGCACGAGGCCGGCGAGCGTGTGCACGGCGTTGCTCTCTTGCTCGACCCCCCAGGCATCGGAGCAGCCGAGCGTTCGCAAGTCCAGTTTGAAATGGTGAATCTCGGGCTCGTACGTCCACGTCACGCGCCCCTCGTCGGTTTCGAGGACATAGATCCGGCATCGGTGCCGGTGCGAGAAAAAATCGCTGCGCACCTTGAGCCCCGCAGCGGGCGCAGGCTCGGGCTTGAGGCCAATAGCCATCAGCTCCGCTGCCTTGGGGTAGGTCGGCTCAATCACCAGGCGCTCACCGTCAAGCGGCAACGGAATCCCCGCCCACTCTTTTTTCGAGACAGAGATATCGCGCAGGACATTGCGAACCCCTGCCATGCCGTCAAACGACTCCAGCGATGCGAGACTAGCCGCCCGCTGTGCGCGCGACGGCGACACCGCTTGTGGCTGTGGCAGCGACGGCACGGCGAACAGACCGTTTTCCCTCTTGTCTTTTTTCTGGTGCTGCCGGCGTTGCAGTTCGCGCCGCTGCGCTCGATTCAATCCCATCTTCCTTCTCCTTGCGGTCCGCTTCTTCGGCCGTCACCGGGTCAAAGTCCGCGATGATGTATTCGAATTTCGTTTCGTCAAACTCCAAGACGCGCCGCGTCTTGCCTTTGCCAACGTCGACCAGAAGTGCGTAGCCACGGCGCAGCATGTCCTTCACGATGCGCGCGGCCCGGATGCACTCGGCCGGGTTGTTCTTGTCGAACACCAGCTTGGTATCGCCGGCGCCGACATTGAGGATTCCTATCTCAGCCATTCAATATCTCCATTCAATAAGCAATGCCCAGGTCGCGCAGCCACGACCGATAGGCTTCAACGTGCGCCGGGCATAGGTGCTTGTCCGGCCCGATTTCGAATGTGTGGGCGTCGCATAGCGCGCGGTCGCAGGTGGCCGGCGCGTTTGTTTCCGAGTGCCTGATCTCTGGCAGCTTCCAATCGCATTGATACGTTGAAAACCAGCCGCAAACCGAGCCGTCGCCTCGGCGCGCACCGCACGGCCGCGGAGCTTTCTTGTTGCCGCTGCCGCCGAAATTGATGTGGAGCGGGTTGCCGTTCGGCATGCGATACCAGGGCATTGCATCACCTTTCTCGCGCCAGCGAACCGAGAGCCATGAAAAGGCAGAACATTGCGACCGCGAACCCGGCGAGCGCCCATCCGTATGAACCCTGCCGGATCTGTTCAAACGCCTCCCACATATTCATTCCCCAACAGACCCCGTTTGCGTGCCCCCAAAAGCGAGCCATGTTCACCCCTTAAACGGAGGGAAAGGCCAGGGCGCGGCCGGATTGATTACCGTCTTGCTCATAGCTTCCTTCGCGCGCTCCGGCGCGGGAACGCGCTCCGCCGGATAGCTGTAATGCTCGATCCCGTCAAGCAGGTGCCCGGCGAGCTTCTTCCCCGCCTTGAAAAACTCCTGGCCTTCATTGCTCCGCGCAACCTTGTAGGCGCGGCCCTCTGGCACCTGGATCGACTCATCCAGCGGATAGATCACAGGGCCTGGCGGCTCGCTTAGCACTTCGATTTCGCACGGCGCCCACTCGCCCCATTGCTTGAAAAAGAATGGCACTTCTGCGCTAGCGCACTGGTCGCGCAGTGAGCGAAGCCAGTCAGGCTGAGTCATTCGCGCCTCTGGCCCGGACTCGCCGCCGGCCACAACCCAATCGAGCCGGCCGCGCGACGCGCCGATGTCGATTGGCCCAAGAAGCGGTTCGGCTGAAACCCACCGCAACGCGGCGGGCGTGGCAAACAGCTCCGCGCTGCGCTCCTCCCAGGTGGCCTGATCCTCGGCGCTCACCCCCAGCCACACGTTCTCTAGCGGCCAGCGCGGGCCGCAGTTGTCGGCGCCGTGCCCGAGAAACTCCGCAGCGCGGTGCGCCACGCGATCGGGGAACGGGATGGGAAGATTCTCGCACTCGCGCTGGAGCTTCTCCAGGTACGCGCGCATGCGCTTCGGGCGCTTGGTCAGTATCTGGTACGTGTGGCGCGTGGTGACCGCCATCACGCCGAACACCGCGTCGATAAACTCCCAGGACACGGAATCATGGAACAGGTCGGACATGCTGTTCACGAAGATCCGGCGAGGCTTGGTCCGCTTTAACGGCTGAGTGAGGCGCTCGCGATGGCATTGGACATTTGTGAACTTGCGCCCGGCATAAACGGTGCCGGGCATCGCCGCCAGCCGCGTCCATTCGCGCTCTGCATAGCAGTTCTTGCACCCCTGGCTAACTTTGTCGCAGCCGGTGACCGGATTCCATGTATCCGTGGCCCATTCGATCTTCGTTTTAGCCACGGCCGGCATCCTTGCCGCGCCTGCCTCGCATAGCGGCGCGGCATTGGATGCCCTGGTCCATTTCCACTTCGGCCAATAGCGTCGCAGGCACGATTTACTCCGGCTTCGCTTTGCGCACGCGCGACTTGCGTGGAACCTTGTTGACCGCCGCGAACACAGCGGGCAAGTCGATCGCGTCGACAACCTGTTCGAACCGCTTGATGGGTTCGCGCCGCTCGACTTCCAGATTCGACGACTCGAAAATCTCCTCAACCGTGACTCGGTAGCTCATTGCTTCTTCCCTTTGATGGCGTCAAGTCGCGCGCGATACGCTTTCGCAAATCGCTCATGGCTGCGCACGTCGACCGGCAGTGCGTCGGCCCAAACCGCTAGCAGCTCCTGGTCGGTATGCCTGCCGTTGTCGAGCGCGGCAATCGCGTCGGCCAGGGTGATGGCAGGCTCGCCGCCTGGCGCGCCAGCGGTGCCGGTCGGGCCTGCAGGCGCACCGTCTCCGGCACCTGTAGATGGATCGTCACCGGAGTCCTCGGGATCGGGCACGTTTTCCCAAGTGCCTTCGATCGCGTCACGCAGGTCGATTTTCTGATTACCGATCTCGGCCGCATCGTTCAGCGCCATCGCGGTGACCAGCTCGGCGGAGCAGGGCATGTACTTGAGCACCTGCAGCAGCACGACTTTTCTCGCGTACATTTCCAGATTCTCGAAGCTGTAGTGCTTGTCGCCGACCTTGTTGTACCGGTCGCGATGCTTCACCACTTTCGCCATGCGCCACAGCTCGATGATCGGGAACACCCCGCCCTTGACGTAGCCAACCGCGTAGGCGTGCGTGATCTGCGTCGGATCCACCAGGCTCGTTTCGTTCGTGATTTTCAGCTCACGCTTGGAGCCGTCGACGTACTCGTACTCCTGGTCGCTGAAAATAACGCCGGTATAGACGGTGCCCTGGCCGCTGCGGTTCATCAGATCCACGAGGCCCTTCCAGCCGGGAATAAACTGGCACTCCATCGTGGTCACCCACTTGTTGCCGACCTTTTTGTTCTGCTTGTAGGGCAGGAGATAGGACCGGCCCAGGGTGTCAGGCTCGAGTCCAAGCTGCGACGCCTGGATCACCGCCGCGAACACGCTGCGCGGGTCGCATTCGGCGAGCTTCGGCGTGCGCCGGAACGCGGTCAGCGCGATGCGTGCCATGCGGTCGCCGTTCAGGTGCTTGGGAAGCGCGCGTTTGATCTCGGGCAGCCAGGCGGTGAGCATGGCCGGGAAGTCCTTCGGTTTATCTGCTACGCCGGTGGCGGCGCCGGTTGTGACGGATTTCAAATCTGCGGTGCTCATGGCTTCACTTCTCCTTGGTTGATTTCGGCCAGGCGAATGCCCGGTACTCGTCCTGCGTTGCCAGCTCGATGCGCACGGGCTCCTCGCTCTTGACCTGCGCCTCGCGCTGGTACCTCTGCTGATTCTCAAGAAAGCGCGGCCCGTCCCACACCATGTGATGGGTGATCACGACGCGGCCGTCGCTATCGGTTCGCTTCAAGTACAGTTCGCTCATTCGCTTCCTCACTTTCGATGGTGGGCGGCGCCGTCGCGTGCGCCAGCTCGCGAGTCACCACAAGACACGGCATCAGCTCGCCGCGCCGCCCTTAGCTTTAGCTTCCCTTGCCTTCGCGTCCTTCACCTTTTCAAATGCCCACATCGCACCGGACGCAAAGCCCACCTTGTAGATGTCCTCGACAAGCTCCACTTTCGGAATCGGAGCGCCGCGCGCCCGGTCGATCGCGAGGGCCGCGTCCGCTTCCGCTTCGAAAATTTCGACGGCGAACAAGGGCGAGTTCACGGAACGATCCTTGTAGCTTCGTGCTTCTCCCACGACGCGATTGCCGCGCGCACCCGCTCCTCCTGGTCTGCGCGGTAGGCAGCCAGGTCTGCCGTGGGCGGGGTGGTGGCGAGTTCGAGCGCAATCGAGCAGCACTCCGCCAGCTCGCGCGCGTGATCTTCGGATTTCATTTACGCTTTTCCTTTTTCAGCCTGAATGCTCGGTAGAAATGCTCCACGGTGAACGCCGACACGATTGCCGGCTGCTCACGCGCGAGCCGCCTCTGATCCAGATACGTCCCACGCTGCCTGTTCCAGCTTCCCGCTTGGTGACCTTCGTACATCAGCACCGCATTGTCCTGGCTCGGAATCTCTGGCTTGTCCGGGTTGATCAGCGGCAGGCCCCAATTAAATGCAACGCAGCGCGCGACGCGCCACTCCGCTTCTTCCATGTCCTGATTCGCCTGCTTCACGCGACCGCGAAGCGTGTCGATTGCGATCAGCGCCTCATAGGCTTCCTGGCTCAGCTCGACGGGCTTGCCGCTGAACTTCGCATACATGCGCTTGATGTCATCGACGTTCAGCGGCTCTGGCGGGATGTGCTGCTGCACGTTGTACGTCCAGAAATGCACTTCTTTCTCGCGCATCGCGGCGATGGTTTCCTGATCGGCCATCACCGGGAAGCAGAGCAGAATGTCCAGCCCGAACAGCGCGGCCACCAGCGCCGCGGGCTTGCGCGTCACGCCCAACCCATGCATCACCTGGGCGGCGTAGTGAATCGGCACTTCTTCGGATCCTTGCTCGCCCCATTCGCTCGCTTTGAACGGGTGCACCGTCTTGATTTCGCCGTTCAGCTCGGTGCCGTTGGCGATGGCGCCAAAGTCCTCGCGATCGGGGAAGGCTGCGCGAACTGCGTCCGACATCGAAAATTCGAAATCAATCTCGGCCGCCAGGAACGGGAACTCGGGGTCAATGTACCGATTCGGATCTTCATCCAGCGACAAGCGCGTCACCACGATGCCGTATTCATCGGCGAGCATCTCCGCGATCACCGGCTCTTGCCGTTTGCGCCTCGCGAAAAACTTCGCTCGATCCGGGTCAATGTTCGGTTCGTATGGCGAGCCGTCCTCATTGAACACTCGCGGCGTCGTCTTATCGACCCACAAATCGTAGGGCGTGCGCCACGGCGACACGCCGAAGATCGCTGCCGCGTCGCTGCCGCCAAGATATTTCTGCCGGTCATAGCCGGCGGGCAACATCTTGAGCGCGGGCGGGAGGAGCAGCGCGGGCAAAGTCATGTGCGCGCCTCTCGCTCGCGGCCAGAATCGTGCCCGGTGGCGCGCGCCGCTACTGGCATAGTTCTCTCCGGCGCAACCCGAAAAAAGGCAACTCTAAGCATTGGAATTGATAAGGTTTTTTTCGCGCATGGGGTGATGGGGTAGTAGGGCGAATCCCGGAAAAGGCGTACGCAGGCGATACGCATGGTTGGCGCGCATCGAGCTTTTCCCGAGAAAATTTCATCGTTTTCCCATCTATTTTTGAGCTGCGGATTTCGTCCCTTCGTGCTCGACCAGGACCGACCCCGCGTGCACCGTGAATGTCACGGTGGCGAACACCGGCGCTTCGCGCTGCACCGAATAGCTGACGACGTGCTCTAGCTTCACGCCGTCTATCGAAATCGCGCACTCGCCGCCCGCCAGCGATTTGTCGATGATGATTACCTGATGCCCGAAGCTCATGGCACGACCTTTTTCGTTTCGCAATACTCACCGAGCAGCACGACCCTAGCGACCTCGGCTTCCGGCGCAGTGGTGGTGAAATACAGCTCGCCGCTTGGGTAGAACACAGCGAACAGAGCGTCGGGCGCACCGCCCAACGCCAGCAGCTCGGCGCGGGTGATCGTTTTCATTCCGGGCTTGCTTGCGGGTCGGTGTCGTACACGCTCTGCTCGAAGTGCGAGAGCCAGGCGCGCACCTTCTCAGGCGAACCGTGGCAGCCGCTCGGCGCTTCGTTGTAGAGATAGGCGACGAAGGCGGGCAGGTTCTGCAGGTTCTCGCTGTCGGCGTGGCCACACGCCTTGCCCAAATCGTTCTCGAGGACGGCGGTGAGAAAATCGCCCACCGGTGCGCCCTGCTGGATATACCGGCGCAAGCTGCGCATCATGTGTTCCGGGATCGTGAACCCGCGAAAGCTGTAGCTCATGGCAGGTGCAACAGCCGGTTGCTGGCGGCATCGTGCACCGCGGTCGCTGCCACAGCATCAATCTCACCGCCAAGCTCTGAGTAGATCGCTGCGCCGAACGCACCGAACGCGCTGCCGTAGATCGCGGCTGTGCCGGTTTGTCCGCCGTTCCAGCGCCCCAGGTAGATCGCTCTGCCGGCCAAGCGCATCGCCCTCACGGTGTGGTAGCACTGGCGCAGCGAAATGCCGCACTCCAAGGCGATGGCCTCCACCGTCATGGGCATGGGATAAGCGCGCGCGAGCAGCAGCATGATTTGATGGTGGCGCGGCGCCGGCCTGCGGAACGCCTTCACTTCGTCTTGAGTTTGAGCGTGGCTACCTTGGCATCGAGCGCGGCCTGGCGTGCCGCGGCCTCGGCGTCAGCCGCGACCTGGCGTGCAGCCGCCTCGGCCTCTGCTTTCACTTTGGCTTCCGCCTCCGCTTTCTGGCGCTTCATCACCTTTTTGAACCTGGATGCGACATCGGTGTGG